TTATAAAAAACCAGACTACAAAAAACGTTATGATGATTTGAAAAGACATTATGATTCTAAACTTAATGAGTTTAAATCTAGGGAACAGGAACTACTTGAAGAAGCTACTAAAAATAGAACTGATTATGAAGCTCCTAAAACTGAAGAAGAACTTGAACAGTTCAAACAACAGTACCCTGATGTCTATGAAGTTGTGGAAACTGTAGCTCACTTACAAAGTGAATCTAAGGCAAAAGTTCTAGAAGAACGTCTTAGTAAACTCCAAGCACGTGAAGCAGAAATTTCTCAACGTGAAGCAGAAAAAAGGTTAATGAAAAGACATCCTGATTTTGACGATGTTAGAAACAGTGATGATTTTCATACATGGGCAAAAGAGCAGCCATCGTCTATTCAAGATTGGATATACAAAAATGCTGACGATGCCGATTTAGCCAGTCGTGCAATAGATTTATTTAAAAAAGATATAGGTATGGATGTGACTCCTCAGAAACAAAAGTCATCTTCAAAAAAGACTAAATCTGCTGCTGATATGGTATCTACTAAAACAACAAGTGTAGAACCTAAACAGGAAAAGATATGGTCTGAAAAGGAGATTGCTGCAATGAGTATGGATGAGTTTGATAAACACGAAGCTGAAATCAGCGAAGCCATGCAACAAGGCAGAATCATAAAATAAACTATAAATACACAGGAGTATTATCATGGCTCAATATTTTGAACCGTCAACTGATACTGATGCAAACTTTGCAAACTCCGTTAGTGGACAAACTAATAGTTTTTTCCTACCTTCGATTTATTCTAGAAAAGTTCTTAACTTTTTCAGAAAAGCATCGGTGGTTGAAGCTATTACTAACACCGACTATGCCGGTGAAATATCTGCTTACGGAGACTCTGTAAAGATTATCAAAGAACCTGTAATCTCTGTATCGGATTACACTAGGGGTTCTACTACTACTGCTACTAAATTAACTGACCAAGAGTTAACTTTAGTTGTAGATAGTGCAAAGGCTTTCAAATTCATCGTAGATGATATTGAAACTAATATGTCACACGTCAACTTCAAAGAAGTAGCAACTTCTTCTGCAGCTTACGCATTAAGAGATTCTTATGATGCTGCAGTAATCGCTGCTATGTTCTCTGGATTGTCTACATCTGGACCTGACCACGTTTTAGGTGCGGATGCTGCTGCTGCTACTCAAACTATGGGTCAGCATCAAGGTGGTTCTAACGCTATCGACCTTACAGGTTCTGATGGTACTGGAACTGACCCACTTGACATGATGGCATTTATGGCTAAATTGCTAGATGAGCAAAATGTTCCCGAAGAAGGAAGATGGTTCGTTGCACCACCTTCGTTCTACAATGAACTTTCTCAATCTGGTTCTAAGTTATTGTCTGTAGACTTTAACGCAGGTCAAGGCTCTATAAGAAATGGTCTTGTATCTAGTGGTAAACTTAGAGGATTTGACATGTACAAATCTAATAATGTTGCTGCTACAAGCACATGTACTGGCAAGGTTCTTGCTGGACACATTTCTTCTACTGCAACTGCTCAAACTATCATCTCAACTGAGGTTCTTAGAGACCCAGATTCATTTGGTGATATTGTAAGAGGATTGCACGTATACGGAGCTAAAGTCCTTAGACCAGAAGCTTTAGTTGGTGCTTTTTACACAGTAGACTAAATATAATTGGGGGAGTCTTCGGACTCCTCCTTTTTAGGAGAATAACATGGAAAAAATTATGTATTACGAAACTATTCATCAGAAGGAAGAAAAATGTTCTGAGATGGTAGGACATAACACAATGAGATTTGAATACGAAAAAAACAAGGGGGAAAAATAATTATGTACGGAATGGACAAAAAGAAAAAAAAGAAAATGATGTACGGTGGTTCTGCTCGTAAAGAAATGAAACACGGTGGTCCTCATAATAAAATGGACAGAATTGGCATGGCTATGGGCGGTGCTATGGATGTACAAAAACCTAACTAAAATGAAAGTTGCAGCTCCAAAAGGTTATCACTGGATGAAGCAGCCAAATGGCAGTTATAAACTAATGAAGCACTCTGGAAAGTTTGTTAAACATAAGGGTGCTTCATTAAAAGCAGATTTTAAAATACAAAAAGTTCATAAAAAATAATGGCAACTACATATTTAGACTTAACCAATGAAATACTTAGAGAACTAAATGAAGTTCCACTAACTTCTACAAACTTTGCAAGTGCTGTAGGTTTTCAACAGTTTGTTAAAGATTCTATAAATAAAGCTATTTTTGACATAGCAAACGAAGAACCACAGCTACCGTTTTTTTCCGCAGGATTAAGTGGAGCAACAGACCCGTTTTACGGTAATACAACTGTTGAGACAGTCGCTGGACAAAGATGGTATACGTTAAAAGATGGTAGTTCTAGTTTAGCTACAGACTTTGCATCTATTGATTGGGATGATTTTTATATTACGACAATCAATGTTTCTGGAGAATCAGCTCCGTTTGTTTCTAATGGGTTAAAACATATTAACCTTGAAGAGTGGCGAAGATTTTTAAGAGACTCAGAAAATGCAGATGATGCAAATACTCAAGCTTATGGTGAGCCTAAATATGTATTTAAATCTCCAGACAGTAGAAAGTTTGGATTAAGTCCAATACCAGACAAAGTTTATAATATACATTTTTATGCTTTTAATAGACCAACAGCATTAAGTGCTTTTGGTGACGAAATAGTTTTTCCAGAACAATACAGTAATGTAATTACAGCTAGAGTTAGATACTATGTGTGGCAATTTAAAGAAAGTCCACAACAAGCTGCATTTGCCTTAGAAGATTATAAAAAATCATTAAAACACATGAAGTCAAGTTTAATTAATCCTACCCCAAGAACTATGGTAGATGACAGACTTTACTATTAATTTAGAGGGATAATATGGCACTAACAAAAATTTCAAGAAATTTATTAGACACAGGAGTTTCTGATAGCTCTGATGCAACGGCTATTACTATTGATAGTTCTGAAAATATTACTACTTCAGGAACTTTTCAAGTAGGAGCTTCTTCAGGTGCTAATTTACTTATAGATAGTAGTTCAGACGTTATGCAAGTAAAAGTTAAAAAAGATGGCACAGACGATGTTGACTTAGCTTTTCTTACTCAAGCTTCTGGAGGAACTCTTGCAGAAAAAATGAGAATTGACAGTTCTGGTAATGTTGGTATTGGTACAACTAATGGAGATGTTACAAGTGATGGTGTATCTTCAAGAACTTATGTTGCCATATTAGGTTCTGGAAATCGAGGTGTTTTAAATCTTGGAACAACTGCTTCTGCTGGTGCTGATGGTGGAAAACTAAGTTTTGTTAATGGTTCAAATGTTACAGGTGAAATAAGTTGTGACCCAGACTCAGGAAGTGCAACACATGGTAATTTAGCATTTAATACAGCAAATACACAAAGAATGAAAATTCTTTCTAACGGTGGTGTTTTAATAGGAAAAACAGCAGATAGTCAGTCAACTGCTGGATTCCAAGTAACAGGTAGTAATTTAAATAATGTTACAAGCACAAATTCAGGCACAGGTTCTTCTACCTATATGGTGCATGATGGTAGTGGTCTAAATTTTTATGTGAATTTTACAGGTCAAGTATTTTACAGAGTTGGTTTAACTGATTTATCCGACCAAAGATTAAAAGAAAATATTGTTACTTTAGATAAAGGTTTAGATGACATCCTTAAAATCAAACCAAGAAGATTTGATTGGATAGAAGGAGAAGGTGAAAAAAATCAAATAGGTTTTATTGCTCAAGAAATAGAAGAAGCTGGTTTAGAAGAATTGGTTAGCCATTATAAAGGTGCTTCACTAGATGATGCTAAAGGAGTAAATCGAGTTGGTTTAATTCCAATTTTAGTTAAAGCTGTTCAAGAACTATCAGCAAAAGTAGAGGAACTAGAAAGTAAAATAAATGAGTAGAAGTCAACCTTACACAGTAGCATGTGCAGGAGGTCTAGTTACTTCATCAAATGCTATTGACTTACTTAAAACTCCCGGTGTAGCAACTGAGCTAAGAAACTTTGAAGTTTCTACCAAGGGTGGTTATAGACGTATTAATGGTTTTACAAAGTTTGGTGGTGGTAGTGCAGTACAACCTACAGGTAGTTCAACAACTATCTTAGGTGCAATACCTTATGCCGATGGTGTAGTTGTTTGTGCAGGTACAAGTATTTATTTTAGTCAAACTGGTACAAGTTGGTTAGAAATAAATAGAGCTAGTGTTGCTAGTAGTGGTGATAATCATACAGCTTTTACAGGTCGTAGTGTTGCTGCTAGAACTGGACAAGGACAATGCCAGTTTGCTTTGTTTGAAAGTGCTACTTCAGATTATGGTACATTAATTATTTCTGATGGAGCTAACGAACCTTTCTTTTTTAGAATGGAAGGCACAGGTGCTAACATAAATACTAGAACTTTTTTTGCTGGTGAAATAACAGTAACTGGTACAAAGTCAGTTGAGTATGTAACAGTACATGACAAACACTTAATAGCTGCTGGAGTTGAAGATAATTTAAATACTATATTTTATAGTGGTACTTTAGACCCAACAGATTTTACTAGCACTGGTTCTGGTTCGATTGCTTTAGAAGACCAAATAAAAGGTATTAAAAGTTTCCGTAACGAATTATTTATATTTTGTGAAAACTCAATATTTAAACTACAGAATATAAACAATTCTAGTACGATAGCTGTAGTACCAGTTACTAAAAACGTAGGTTGTTTAAGCGGTCATAGTATTCAAGAGATTGCTGGTGATTTAATATTTTTAGCACCGGATGGATTAAGAACAGTAGCTGGTACAGCAAGAATTGGAGATGTGGAGTTAGGAACTGTTAGTAGTAATATACAAAACATTGTTAGTGACTTAGCAGAAACTGTAAATCTTTTTACAATAACAAGTGTAGTATTAAGAGAAAAGTCACAGTACCGTTTATTCTACACAAATACTGGAGCTGCTGATAGTACCCAAAGAGGAATCATTGGTACATTAAGACCTAATGGTTTTGAATGGTCAGAGACTAGAGGTTTAGAAGTTACTGCTATTGGTTCTGGTTTTGATAATGATGGTGTTGAACAATATTATCATGGTGATACTAATGGCAATATTTATCAGCACGATACTGGTGATGACTTTGATGGTACTGCTATTTTAGCAAGATATACTACACCAAACTATGATTATGGAGATTTAGGAACTTTAAAAACTTTACACTATCTTAGAGTCTCTATGGCGACAGAAGGAATTGTAGAACCTGATGTACAAATTAAATTTGATTTTAATAGTACAGACGTACCACAACCAACAGATTTATTTGACTTAGGAGTTATAAATCCACCTTCTTTATTTGGCGAAGCAGTGTTTAATACAAATAAATTTGCTGGACAAAATAATCCAATGATAAGAGTACCATTACAAGGTAGTGGTACAAGTAATAATTTTACAGTAATTAGTAATGATACAAAACCAAGCTACACAGTTAACGGACTTTATGTAGACTTTATACCTTCGGGTAGGAGATAATTATGGCACAAGCTTATATAAGACAAAGTACTTTTGCAGACGGTGATACTATTACCGCAGCTTTGTTTAATGATGAATATAATCAATTAGTAAATGCTTTCGCATATTCCTCTAGTAGTGCTAGTTCTACTGGACACAGACACGATGGTACTGCAGGTCAAGGTGGTAACATATTTAAAATTGGTGACTTAGACTTTTTAAACAAAGTAGAGATTGATAGCTCTAACAATAGAGTAGGATTTTATGTAGAAGTTTCTTCTGCTGCCGTAGAACAAATTAGAATACAAGACGGTGCTATTGTTCCTGTTACTGATAGTGATATAGATTTAGGAACAACTTCATTACGTTTTAAAGATACTTTTACTGACTCTATAACTACTACAGGTAATGTAGATGTTGGAGGTAATTTAACAGTCACAGGTACTACAACTTTTAATGGTGGTACAATTACTATGGGTGATGCAGCAGACGATAATGTAGTCTTTGGTGCAGATGTTAACTCAAATATTATTCCTAATACAGACAACACATACGACTTAGGAAGTTCTTCTCAAGAGTGGAAAGACTTATATGTTGATGGTGTAGCTTACCTAGATAGTATTAATTTTAATGGTACAGCAATTACTTCAACTGCTGCTGAACTTAATATACTTGATGGAGTAACAAGTACTGCTGCAGAACTTAATATTTTAGATGGTGTTACTAGCACAACTGCAGAACTTAATATCTTAGACGGTGTTACAGCGACTGCTGCTGAATTAAATCTTTTAGATGGAGTTACTTCAACTACAGCAGAACTAAACATTCTTGATGGTGTTACATCTACAGCAGCCGAACTAAATATTCTTGATGGAGTAACATCAA